TCCCCCTGCCACAGATACCAAGAAAAAAGGTTTGGGTTTGGCGCAAATGACAGACAGGACAAAGCATGGCTAATGCAGGTTGGCGCGAGATGCCTACGGGGAACCGCGCCGCTCTCGAGATGACACTTGATTCGCTCGGTTGGATTGGGCGCGAGCATGCCGCGATTGTGGCGTTGTGCTTGGCGACCGCCACGTCGCTTGATGATGAGTACACGGCCGCGAAATCGTCGTCGTATCTGCAAGCGTTGCGCATGTTGCGGAACTCTGCCCCTGACGGTGCGCCGGTCGATGAGCTCGAGGCGTTGTTGACCCGATGACGTTTGCCCCGGCACGCTACACGCCACCGATAGCGGATGAGTTTCAGTCGAGCATCGACTGGTACTTGCCGATTATCGAGAAGGCTTGGGCGACCGCGACACCGGGGTTCAAGTTTGATGACTGGCAGGTCGAGTTGTTGCGCCGCGTCACCGAGTTGTTGCCGTCGGGCGAATTGCGCTGGCGATCATGTCTGATATCGATGGGTCGGCAGAATGGTAAGTCGGAGATTGTTGGTGCGCTCGGTATCTGGGCGTTGCTTCGCAAGGTGGGTTCGTACAACGTCGGTGTCGCGTCGACCGCGGAACAGGCACGGCTTGTCTACGACCGGGTGCAACGTGTCATCGCTTCAAACCCTGCGCTGGAGAGGCGCATGTCCAAACTGACCGAAACCCGCGGCATCAAGTCGCTCGATGGGAGCCGTTATGAAATCAAAGCGTCTAACGCGAACACTTTGCAGGGTATTCCTGTTTCTGTTGGCATTGTCGATGAAGTTCACCTGGTGGATGCAAAGGTGTGGGATGCGCTGGCATCTGGCACAGGCGCACGCCCGGACACGTTGCTTGTTGGAATTACAACGGCCGGTGACGAAAACTCGGAACTCCTAAACCGTCTCTACGCAAACGCAGACAAGGGTATCGCTGGGGATCTAGACAGGTTCGGCGCATGGATTTGGGAAGCGTCTGATGCGGTGGTTCCCGACGATGATGACGAACTGCTGGCGTTACTCAAAGAAGCTAACCCTGCCCTTCAGTCTGGCCGTATTGACCCCAAGATTTTGCTCGAGGATGTTCGGGCGTTGCCGACCGACGACATCGTCCGCTACCGGCTCAACCGTTTCATCCAGTCCGGTACAAAGACGTTTATCCCGACGGAACTGTGGCAGAAGTGTGAACGGCCGTTCGGTGCAGAAATGCCTAAGGGAGAGTTCGTGTTTGCAATCGACCGGACACCCGACTGGGCGCATGCCACCATCGCGGTAGCAGTCAAGGTCGACGACGTAATCCACACCGAGCTCGTATCGAGCATCAACCGCCCTTCGCTTGAACAACTTTTGTACATTTGTGGCCAGTTGATGACGTTCACGCCTCGCGCGATTATCGTTGACGGTTACACGCTCCGAGACTTGTACAAGGAACTAAAAGCGCGTGGGTATCCGGCGGAGACCGCGACGCTCGGCGACATCGTCAACGCTTCGTCGCTCTTCTACGCCCGTTTGGCGCGTCGTACGCTTCAGCATGGCGGCGACCCTCTGTTGTCGATTCAGATTCCACGCACGGTTCGCAAGATGGTCGGGGAAGGGTTTCGGGTGTCGCGTCGCGATTCGGCGGTGGAGATTGACGCGGTTATGGCCACATTGTTGGCAACGTTCGGCGCGGATACTTTGCGGGAGCAATCGCTTCAGGTATTCTGATGGGTCTATGGAAAACGACAACATCAACGGCATTCAGGTTCCCATCGATCCAATGGACTTGCTCCAATGCGATTCCTGCCAGTAGGGGAAGTAACGGTTATTCGACGACGTAAGACCCTTTAGGGAACGACGTTGGACTCGGGTTCGACTCCCGACTTCTCCACGACACGCCAAAACACTACATCTTGTGGTCTAACACGATAACTGGCACAATATGTAGTAATGGGATTTCTTGATTACCTCGGATTCACGCGCAGAAGCGCGTTAGAGGAACGCTCCTCGACTGTCATCATGCAGCCGAAATTCGCATCGTCGGGTGTGACCACCAGCGACGCACTTAGCCTCGCATCCGTCTACCGCGCTGTTACTGTTCTCGCGACAGCGATGAAACAGATGAGCATTCACGCATACCGTGATGACATCAAGGTCACCCCGACACCTTTATGGATCCGTCAACCGGACGCGACCGTTACACGTGAAACGTGGCTCGAATCGACCGTCAATTCGTTGGCGCTCGCGGGCAACGCTTACTGGGAGATTTCGCGCAACCCTCGCGGCGAAACCGTCAACCTTCGTGTGCTCAACCCTTTCAACATGCTTATCAAAACCGACGAGTACGGAAACGTGGTCGGTTACACGTATCGCGGAACTCGCGAATATTCACTCAATGACATCCAGCATCTGGCTCTTATGCGGGTTCCTGGCAACGCCTATGGTTTGGGACCAATTCAGGCCGCGCAGAAAGAGTTGATGAACGCGCGGGACACTCGTGACTACGCCGCAACGTGGTTCACAGATTCTGGTGTGCCGAGTGGTGTTCTCAAATCTGACCAGATGCTTTCTCCCGATCAGGCTAAGGCCGCTAAGGATGCATGGAACGCGACCGCCGGTGCTAAGCACGGAACGGCCGTTCTCGGCAACGGTCTCTCCTGGCAACCCGTCTATCTGAACCCGCGCGATGCCCAGTTCATCGAATCGCAGGCATTCAACATTCAACAGGTTGCCCGGCTGTTCGGCATCCCCGCAAACATGCTTCTCGCATCCGTTGACGGCAACTCGATGACGTACACCAACATGGAGCAGGAACAAATCGCCTTTGTGCGGTACACCCTTGCCCAGTACATCGTCGAAATCGAAGCGGCGATGTCGCAACTTGCCAGCCGTGGAACCGAAGTCGAAATGAACGTCGATTCGCTTCTCCGCACCGACACGCTTACCCGCTACCAAGCACACCAAATCGCAATCGCATCCGGATGGATGTCGGTCGACGAGGTGCGCGAACTTGAGGATCTACCCCCGTTGAACCCGGAAGGAATACCAGATGCCGGACTTGCTTGAAACCCGAGAAATGGAAATCCGTTTCGACCCCGATACTCGTGAGGTTGTCGGCATGGCCGTTCCTTATGGTCAGGTGTCGAATGGGGAGATGTTCACCCGTGGCGCTGTGACGCTCGACAGCGATGCCAAACTGTTCTGGCAACACAAGGAGCCCATCGGCAAAATTGTCGACGGCCAGCAGACCGACGCGGGCTTCATGGTTCGCGCCACCATCTCGGACACCGCACTCGGTCAAGATGTTCACACCCTTCTCCGTGACGGTGTCATCAACAAAATGTCGGTCGGGTTCGTCATGCGCGACGCGCAGGTCGTCGACGGTGTCCGTCAAATTACCGATGCGCTTGTGCGCGAAGTTTCCCTAGTGCCATTCCCGTGGTACGACGGGGCAAATGTCACGGCTGTCCGTGACGAACCGGAGCAGGAAACGCCTGCCTCGGCTGAAAAACAAGGAGAAATCGTGGATCCTGAAACCACTCCCGATGCTTCCGAACTCGCCGAGGTTCGCGAAGCAGTTCAGCACATTGAGCGTGAGCTTGTGTCGCTGAAGTCCGCCGAAGTTGCACCGGTCACCGACCACCGCACCGCTGGCGAGTTCATGCAGGCTCTTGCAAAGGGTGACAGCCAGGCTGTTGCTGTTTATGAACGAGCCTACTCGGGTGCGACCACAAGTGATTCGGTTGTCACCCCCATCGACCGCGACCTTACTCGCATCGTCGAGAACGCCGCACCGCTCCGTCAGGTCTTCGCCACCGGCACCACGCCGCCCGAGGGAATGGCAATCTACTTTGCACAGCTCAAGGGCATCACCGACGGAACGGCCGCACAGGCTGCCGAAGGCGATGACCTGGGTTACTACGAGGTTCAGCTCGAGACCAAGAACGTCTCGCTCAAGACCATTGGTAACTTCATCCAGTTGTCGATTCAGTCCATCCTTCGTTCGACCGTTGACTACCTCAACACGTCGCTCCGTGGACAGGCAATTGCGCTCGGTAACAAGTTGAACGCCGAACTCATCGCCGCCTACCAGTCGGTTGTGGCCGCGCAGATCACCGCAGGCAACAAGGTCACCATCAAGGCAACCTCGGCAACCTACAACGATTTCCTCAACGGAATCACCGACGCGGCCGTCAAGTTCGCCGCCATCGGTCTCCCGCTGGAATACATGATCGTTGACACGGTCACGTTCAAGGAACTCATGTCGCTGCAAGGTTCGGACGGTCGCCCCGTTCTCCTCGTCGACGGTGGTGGAACCAACAACGTTGGAACCATCTCGCCGACCGGTCTCGGTGGACAGTTCGCTGGTGTCCGTGTTGTTGCTGTCTCGCAGCTCAACACCAACAAGTCGCAGTGTGCGTTCGTCAACGGACAGGCTCTCCGCCAGTACACCTCGGGCAACCTTCGCCTCGAGACCGACAACGCCATCAACCTGTCGAACGCTTACTCGCTCGCAACCTTCACGGCTGTCGCAGACGAGTACCCGGCGGCAATCGTCGGCATCGTTCGCGCCAACTCCTAAGAGGTAACAGAACATGGCTGTGTACGACGAACTGAAAGCGTATGTTGGGGCTCCTGACTCCGACAATGCGTTTGTTTCTGACTGCTGGAATCAAGCACATACGCTTGTTGACCACTTTGTCGGAACAGTCGTCGTACCAGCCGATGTTCTGAAACGCGCCAAAATCGAATGCGGTTCCGAGTTGTACCACCGCCGTTCCGCACCCAATGGTGTTGCACAGTTTGCAACGCTTGATGGCGGTTCGGCGATTCGTGTGGCTCGCGACCCGATGGTGGGCGCGTACCCTCTGTTGACCCCGTACACGGGGTTGGGGCTCGCATGATCACCGAAGCACGGACTGCGCTGGCCAGCATCCTCGACGATGCTGGTCTGCGCGTGTCCGAGTTCGTTCCCGAACGCATTTCACCACCTCTGGCTGTTC